GTGAAGCCTTGTTAATATGATCCCGTCATTAGTCGGGAATAACCAATAAAAGTAAAGAATTCTGCCAATTAAAATAGAAAGCTGAACCTTATTCGTCATTTCCAGATAAAAACTAATCTCCCCCCGGTAGGAGGAGTTCATCCTGATCTGGATCAGAAATAAGGACCACGAGGTTATTAATTCGTGGTGACCACCTTCTACCGAGAACCTGTCCACATGATGTAACATGCTTCGGGTTTGGGAGAAAGAAAGAAAAAGACTACTCTGACGGCTGAGCAACGACATCAAAAGTACCCAATGCCTTGATGTTTTCCTGCGTTGTCAAAACGTTCAAGCCACCTGGAGTTACGAACCTAAATTCGATGTTACCAGTTGTTGAATTGTTATAAAGGAAACAATCAGTTAAGGGTATTTCGACATTTCCAGTCGCTGCATCCGCTGTGAACGAGTCTACAGAAGCCCAAAGAATAGAAACTAAGGTATCTGCAGGTAAGCCAGGAGTAGTCTCAATAGAGAAGTAAGCTCTTGAGCCCGGTGGATCGTCTGATTGGACACTATCAGTGATAGTAGCTGTATTCACCGTGCCAGCTGTTCCTGTTGGAAAAGTTGAAATTGTATCCACATTCCGTATGTCAGACATAGGTGGTGGACCAACCATAAAGAAGAAGTTGAAATCATCTCCAGCTGCTTCAAAAAGTGGGGATTCTTGCGTATCTCCACCATAATTTGCAAGATTTCGACATCGCAAATTGGTTCTCACGTCACCAAGTACGGGTACTTGATTTGAACCAACCACATCACAGCGAACGCCGCGATAGTAAGGAGTCCTTATCTCGAAAGCATTTGAAACTTGCTGGTTTTGTTGGAAAATAGGCTGGCCATAAGATCTTGCAACTGGAGTGATAGTTTGGTTAGCTAGATTCTCGTCAAAAGACAGAAAAGAATCTGCTACCACTCCTGCTGTGTACGGTACAATCTTAAGCTGAGAAGAGCCATTGTAGAAACGATACAAGAAAGAAGCCATATACCAAGGTGTAGGCAACACAGGATCGCTTGAATTGAGTAAAGAGCATGTGCGTTTCCCACTAGTGGAATCCTCTGTCATGTGTCGTGTACGAAGACCAATGTAGTTTTCGTCCTGAGCAAGGTTAGCGAACCAACCAAATCTCTTGATAAGAGCTCGAAGAGACTTGAAGTATTCACCAGTAGTCTGTGCTGTTGCGTCTTGTGATGTGTGTGATGGCACCAAAAGATTTTCATCTTCAGGCACATAAACAGTACCAACGTCGGCTTGGGCATATCTCTGCTGATAACCAGGAGCTAAATTAGCAACTGGTCGAGCAATCTGATAGTCCTCACCGCCGCTGTGGGCAATGTAAAATGTGACAGAAGGTGAGACGGTGGGTGGATTTGAGAGATCAACCAATGAATAGATTGCTATGCAACCAGTCTTGGTATCCAGAGTTGTTGCATCTGGGCCAGGATTGGACTGGTTAGTTGATCGCTTATATGTTTCACGCCATACAGTGTTACTGATATAGGGCACTGAAATGCGGAAAGTTGTACGACCCATTTCGTCTTGTCTGTCTTTGAGATTACAAACCACGTTGTAATTCGTATTGAGAAGTTCTCCTAGTTCTTCGGGAACATCAGCCAAATTAGTCTCTGGTAAAAAGACCATAGCAAATCTTCCTTGATGATAGGGTGTCTTAATAAGCATGACATCATAATTGATAGTTCCACGCCAAAGAGTACCCATCATACTAGCATATGCGAAACTTCCCAAAAACATGGTCTGTGAATCTTCGCTGTTTCCGTACTGGTATTCGGATAGTGGTGAAACTTCCCAAGCAGTAATCTTTTTCCTTGCGGAGAAAAGAGTACTACTAGCGGTTTGTGCATGGAAGTAGTTTGGACGACCGAATATGTACTCAAAGCTCATTTCATCTTTATTTTCGGGAATAAAGGTTGAGCCATCAATGCCATTATCTTGGAGCAAGGCCAAGGTAGTTGCATCGTCATTGCCCTCAGTGTGTATGAGTGTGTGATTTGGTTTAAGCACAGATTTACACTGGGGTTGGATTGTTGTGGGTTTTGACCATCCAAAGGTTGCAGCAGTTTTGCCTACCGCTCGTGAGACCCAAGCTACTGAAGAAGCAACTTTACCAATAACAGGTATGCCCGCAAGAACATCCGCAATGGTTGTCACTCCGCTAGCTATTTTTGATACTGGACCTGGTGTTTCCACTTCACCAGTATCAGTAGCTGAAACGGGCTGTACATCAGCCTGGGCAACTCGATAACCTTTAGCTTCAAGACGTTTAATGTCATGAGTGTCACGCGCAGTTGAAATCACATCCTTCTGTGTAGGGACGAAGAAACGTGGGTTAACAAAGCGAGCAAACACAGTGTAATTAACTGTTTCAGAAGCATTAGGGCCAAGAAGAGATGAAAACACATAGAGAAAAGCAGAACCAAATTGATTCTGAGAATTACTAAGGTCAAACAGGTCATAAATATTAGCATAAGGACACGTTAACTTCAATGAATTCCCCTCCTCAATACTCGTTATTTTGTACGGGCATGAGGTTTGAGAAGCCAAAAAGCGAGTCCCTTTGCGTCTAAAATCACTTGTTTGATCATAGTAAGGGTTGTAGACAAGCATGAGAGCTCCCTGCAAGAAAGGTTGAGCATTGATCTTAACTTCAATTTCAATGTCGGCCTTCAGATATTGGTAGTTCTTAAGTTTGTCAACAACAATAGGAGATGCTGTAAAAATGTCCTGAGGGAAATTAAACTGCTTGAGGTAATTTTGAGTGTCAGCGTCATAATCAGTAGGGTTCAGTTGAATTGGAATGGTTGCGTCTGTAGTACTCCACTGAAACGTTCCGAGGTTCACTGGTCGCTCAAGTATACTCCTGACTTCGTGGAGAGTTGTGTCATTTAGAGCCATTTGAGTCGTTGTAGACATCATTGGTGTGGACTCTGCAGACATTTGAATGTCAGTGAGCAACTTTCCTCGAGTAGAGTCAACGTTCGTGTTTTGGTCATGGTCATACGAAACAGTACCATCTGATGTGTTGTTTGTGGTTGTAGCAGTCATGTGTTACGACAGGGGTAGATGACTATTCACCCTGAAGTCGGGAGCTGTATCACCAGAGCACAGCAACACTCTTGTGTGGCAAGGAAATAGCAGTAGATAGAAAAGTATCCCGTTTGTATTTTCAGTCCAAGATCACATTTCCGGGGCAAGGCCGTTGGAGTTTACCAGAGAGGAACATATTCTGTCCGAGCATACAGATCACGGTTGTATCTGTACGCCTCCATCTGCTCGAAGTAGGTGGGTACTGAAGTCTTCAACCCAACTGCTGCGAGTTCCTCTTGTATACGATTACTCCAAAACTCGTACACACTTTGCGGATGGAGAGAGAGTTCCATAATCGTTTGGTCACAGTTCTCGATGGTGGCGGATTTTGAAGCTTTCCCGCGAATCCAGTTCGTGATTTCAAGCACATTTTCCAGGTCCATAGGGGCCAAGAATGTGCCATCCTTTTGGATTGCGAATTTCCGTTTCAAGAAAGCAACATCTTCCAAGGGTTTGAAAGGAAGAATCCGTCCCGTCTTGGTCTCGTCTGTGTATGTCAGACCAAAGGAAGCCAATGCATCAGTCAAGGTGAGTTGATTAAACCAACTGAGTATATCAATACTCACTGATTTAATATCATCATCACCATAGATGATTTCGGCAACATGCTTCCTATAGTCGCACACAGCAGGCAAGCCTTGTTCCTTCTTAAGGATCATGTAGGCAATGCGCATAACAATGCCATTGAACAGCGAGTTGATGATGACGGTGAGGGGGTTCCCTGATGGTTGTGAGTGAGTCTTACGAATCACTTCACCACGCACCAAGATGTCAGCATTACAGATATGCTCCCAAAGAGCAGCTCTGATTAGCTGAGACTCCTCATCGTCACCATACCACTCGTTGATCTTTTCCATGATCTTAACAAGGACCTGCATCAAGAGTGAACCATCAAAGTTCGAGAAGTCGCCTGCAATCATATAGTTACCCATAGATTGAAGGCGATGGGCCAGTTTTGTCCATTCAAGAGAATACGGATTGATACCAACAGCAATGCCGTTATCAATTCGGTTTCTCATGACATGAGCAGCAAAGTCAAGGAAGTACTGTCGGATGGCAATCACAAGATGCTGTGGACAAGCTTCGAATACACGAGTCTTGCCAGCATCTGTCTTCGCATTTGGGCGCTTTTCGTCTTTTAGAGTAGCAATCGAAATTGCGCTACCACGAATGCCCTGTCGCGAATCATCCAGTAATCTTTTGACATCTTGTTTGAGTTCAGGATTGTCGACTATGTAGTCTTCATCTGTCCCCAACCAAGCTGTCTTTCCTTTGGTTTTGTTGTTCAAGTTGTATGGATATCCAGGAGAGGTTGTCCGATTAATGGGTCGCTTATAGGGATCATCTGCAACTCCAACGATGGCTTCCTCATAACTGTGCACTATACCCTTTCCAGTTTTTGGTTTACCCAAACACTGGAAAACGTCATTAGCGGCAGCTTCGAGGAGGTCAGGGTCGACAAAAGTCTGTCCTCCCATGATTTTCTTGATTCCTTTTTCCATAGGATCAACGATTCCCTCACCTTCCACAAACACAGGTTTGAGGTTGGCGGGCTTTGCGATGTGTTTTTGCACTTTATTGAAAATCATGGAGGGAGCGAGTTGTGTCTTCGTTGGGGCAGCAGGAGAGGGAGCAGCGCCTACATTCAAACAGTCACCAAGACCAAGCAATGAGACCTTACAAGTAGGGTCTACCCACGATTGAGAATATGGCAATCTTCCATCGATAAGATACGATTTTGGAATGCCAAACTTCTCCACGTGAGCTTTCAAAGCTTGTTCAAGGAACTGCCTGGTAGTCAAGGCTCCCAAAGCCAAAACGCCAGCGCCTCCGGCAACATGAAAACCAATGAGCTTGGTATGAATCAGCTTGTTGGATATGGAGAGCAAAGCTCCACACATCCCACTAGATGTTTCAAGATCATAGTCAATGTGGTTTCCAATCTTGATAGGACACTTGCATTGCATGTTGTCTTTAGGACAGGAAGCATTGTCGTGGAGAAAGTACTCCGTTGTCTTTGTAGAAACTGAGAAAGAAGCTGGGTACTTTTCCTGGACAATGGTCTTGCCCTTGATCTCGTAAAAGCCGGAGAATGTAAGGTCTCCTTCTTTTAAGAGATCAATGTCGTCAGAGCTGAGAAATTTGGAAAGAATACGAGGTCGATTGGGTACAACAGGAGGGAATGAAACAAGAGCTAAATCCACTGGAGATCCGTCTAATTGGAAAGTCTGAGAAATTTTGCATTCTGAAAGAGGAACTTTAATGGCAGCTTCAGTGGAGTAAGGGTTTCTAATAATGAGATACTCGACCGGGTCAATGTGAGGTGGGTTGAGAATGGTATGGGCAGTAGTAATCATGGTGCGTCCAACAAGGAAAACACCATTACTTCTGCATGCCAAACCATTGGCGTCAACAGCTTGAATCCAAACAGAATTGTTCAGGAGAACCTGTGTTGTCTGTTCAATTTGGACTCGATCACGCTGTGCATACTTACGTGCACCAATGTGCATTTCAGTCTTGCATTCCACCAAACCTTGAGCCAGTCGACGAGGAACTGGTACACGGGGATCTGTTTCGTAGATCTTCTGAGCAAAAGTGCGTTGACGTGGGACACCTGGTTGGGTGTCATACGTACGCTGTGCGTAAGTCTGATTGCGAGGTACATGAGGTTGATTGTCATAGACACGCTGAGCGAAAGTGTTGACAGATCGCGAATGTTTGAACCACACGTCACGAAGGGTTTCGATAACAAGAGTTTGGTCATCCATATCTATGTCATTGACTTCAATTTCGTCACAGACTTCGCAACCAGCGATACACAACGACTGCAACATTTGGCAAGCTTCGTCGTAGGTTTGGTCAGGATCAGAACGATTGGTGTAGAGCAATAGTGGACATTTGCGGCGAGAACGTCTCTGTGGGGCGTTACGACGCAACTGCTCACGTATGTCTTCCAAGCCTTCTCTATCAAGTCCGAGCGCAAGCAAATCATTGCGAACAGATTTGATTCCCGTGCGGTCCAGAAAGTGATCCAGCATGCAACCAGAGGTGGGGTACTCAAGGATAGAACACGCTTTACACTCTCCGCACGGAGAAGTAGCATTAGAAGGCGCGCGATTGAACTGACACCAACTGTCCAAACAGTCAGAGGGCTGGCTATGAAAGAGGCCAGTGTACCAAACGCCAAAGAGAGCTAGCACAGTTGAGCACAAGCCCGTGAGAATTTTGGAGGTTGGTACACTAGGAAGATAATCAATACATTTTTGGGCAACGGAGGAGAAGATGGAAAGAATGAATTGGGCAACTGAAAGAAGAGAATTTTTGGCTGCATCTACGCAAGCGCGCAGACCTTGCCACAGCGTTGTGAAGTGAGTGCGGCAAGCAGCTTTATGTTCATAGAAGAGTTCTTTAATTTTACCAAATCGTTTTCGTGAATTGAAGAAATGTGTAATAGTGCCAAATATTGGGTCTTCTTCGGCGTTGAAGTAGTCTTCGCCTATTAAGACTTCAAACTTTTCCTCTTCTGCAAGAGCTTCGACAAACTTTTCTGGATGGAAAATTTTGTCAAACTCATCGAGGATCTGTTGTTCAGAAGCTGGAGCCTGAGGGGCTTCAATTCCAGCTTCTCGACGGATAGCGTTAGCAAGTTCCGTACTCTCACTCTTTCTGCGTTCATTTTCCTCTACAAAGAAATCCCAGAAGTCGTCAAACTTCAGGCCATTCTTACCAGGAAGATAATGAATCTCGGCATTACCGGTTTGCTTGTTATGGCTAACTTTGTAGCAAGTAAACCGATAGTGTTCTACTGTGAGAGGAGGAACTTCACTAAGGGAAATACCCTTGCGCTTAGCAATGGTAGCTTTGTCAAAGGTGTAATATGCTACACCATGCTCGTCTTTTCCAATAGGAACACCATATGATGGGTCGATTGTGACATCAGCCCAAACGTGGAAACGACGATAGACAGCACCAGGGTCGACAAGTGACTTAATTTCGGGGAATTTCTGATTAGAAGATGCGATGATGTATTCAGAAGTGAAATTGGTGACACCTTTGGATTTTAGTTCAGCCATTTTGAGAGGGAACTGAGCAGTGTTTACCATGTACTCCAATTCTTCATATTCTTCTACAGGTTTCTGCTGTGAATCTTTCACATTTCCAAAATCGTCAAGAATTACAATGGGTTGACCAGTATAGCCTTCCCAGTACTCGTTCTTTGCACGTCTTGGAAATGCGCTAGATTCATATTTGATACCTTTGTCTTTCAAATAGCGTTTGAAGATGCGTGCTTTAAGCACTTCTGTAGCAACACTCTTTCCTACTCCGGGATGTCCGAAGAGATAGAGTGCAACAGGCTGTGTACGAATGGTATGACACCGAGCGGGACTGTGTGTAGCCCACTCAACCTGTTCTCTGATACGCTTTTGAAGACTAGTGACTAACTGAAGGTTGGATCGGGAGTTAAGTTTTGAAGCTTGATAATGGTACTCATTCAACTGATGGTTGACAGTCAAGGTTTGATTAGCAATAGCAGCAGATGAATCAATCAATGGTTTCTCAAACTTTTCAATAAGTTTGACAGCGGCATAGAGATTTTCTAACTGAGGAAAATTTTGCATGAATTTGTACTCTTCTGCACTGACTCCATAGACAGTAGTGTAGTAGATCTCGGAAAGATAGTCAAAGAGCCAATTGAACAAATCTTTCAAAGCTCGAAAGCCTTGGGCTGCTCGGCCGACATTACCAAAATGCTTGGTCATGTCTGCGGGTGTAGGAAGGGTGCCTGAACATAGAAGAGAGAATGCACCACAAAGAAAAGAGAGAAATCCAGCAAATGGCAAGAGCTCTGGAGCATTAGTAGCAGTTTTGAACATGTCAGTTACAAGTGACTGACTTACTGCAACTTTTGAAGTGAACTTCACTTTCAAATCAGCAAACGAAGGAACGAGACTCATCAAACTGTCCAAGGAAATTTTGAGCTGACGAGCAAGATTTGTGCAATGAAGAGTCAGCAAAAGCAACTGTTTTTCCTTAAGACAATTAGCAATAGAAGCAAAAGAAATCAAAATTCCTAACAAATCATAATCAGCAGGAATACTAAACAAATTTTTAAGTTCATTACTAGCAGTAGAGAGTGTTTGAAGAACAGATTGAACCATGTCAATAGTAGGGTTCAATTTGTCAACAGCTGCAGTTAATTTAGCTCCGTTGACGACAGCAGCAGCAGCAGTACCAACGCCTGGAAGGAAAGCATTAGCAGCTACATAGGCACTAGCTTTGGCTGTTTCAGCTAGAGAGGAAGGATTTGTACAAACGGACATCACATCATTCTTTATTTTTGATGCCGCTTCAGTCACAAGTGTCTGAGCATGGCGTTTTCTGTCGCTACCAAACTCGCGTTTCTTCTTGCGATCACGCTTCTCGAGCTCCAACTGGCGTTGCACAAAATTGTTGTGTTTTTCTTGTGCGCGTTTCAATTTCTCGATTTCGCGTTGCATTTCATTCAAACGCTTTTGTTGTTGTTGTTCGGTAGTAGGTTTTGAGAATGTGTTAGGTCCAGGGTTCTCTTCGACATCACCAGCAAGCATCAAACGCAATTTGTGATATGTGGTGTTGATGTAGTAGCGCACAGAATCAATGTCACGATACACCATCTTAAGGATGACAAAGTCCTTGAAGACAATGCGTGTTGTGTCAATGTCCGGTATGCTCACAAGCTTGTATGTCTGATGAGGGAAGGATGAAAGGTTATCAGGAGCTTTATTGGCATAATCAGTGACATGAGCAGGAAATCCAGAACAAGACATCAAACGCAAGAAACATTTGATTTGATCCCACTCTGGAGAGAGGTACATATTGTTCATAGCGTGCTTTCTGATAGTGAAGAGAGTTTGTACTGGAGTAGGTGCTTCAGGTGAAAGATCAAACTGTTTCAGATAGGTATAGAGAGCATAGGATTGAAGAGTGTGATGAGGAAAATCATCGAGAAAATGTCTAATACTAGTCAAAGCAGCTGTTGCAGCAAGAGAATGTATAACATACTCTTGTTTGTCATCATCATCTGCGAAGCTGTAGTCAGTATCCGGTTCAAAATCCAGGTCAAGTTGTTTCATCAGGTCGGTTAAGGTTTGATAATTGTCAGACTTGTCCATGATATATGGGTTGCGGCGTTCAGTTGGTGATAGCATTTTCCGGTGATTCCACCCTTAATGGGATTGACCTTCTACGGCGAGCGATTCTCTCAACTAATTTCTCTAAAGCACAGTGGACGAAATCTGTCATGCACTTCAAACTAAATTATCAGTTATCAGTCCAGTCACGAGGAGTTATTCAAAGCTACTTTGCTCGTGCCTAACTAAAGATAGAAAAGTTGAGTATCTACACACCGCCATGGGTTCTAGCCATGGTAGCCTACCTTCAAACAAGTGCTTGAAGTTCCAAATGAGTTACCTAAGGAGTGCGCCAACAGACGGGGTCGAATCCGCTGTGTTTTTCTTTAAGAGGAGATCGCATCCTACTGGAAATCCAGCAAAAAGTAAGAGGCAGAAATTCTTAATACTAATACAATTGGTCGGCACAAATATAAAGTATATATCAATCAACGCTTGCTTCTGATATATAGATTATAAAAGTTAGACTAAAGGTTAAATATTGCACAGATTGAAAAATCTT